CGCAACCAACCAATCAACCAACCAACCAACCAACCAAACCAACAGACATTAACCCAGTGTATCATGATTACACACCACAATAACTTAGGTAAACTTCTCGATTCGGATGTGTACTTCGCACCTAACTGTGCATTTGCGGAGTACACTCTTCACAGAAAGTTTAACAACGTGCCCATTGCTCTAAAGGGGTTCACTTTACAGGTCGAAAAGCAAAAGCTACCTGTTCAGAAGGGACCCATTGTAGAAAGTGTGCCCGTAAATGTGACGCGCAATGATGCCGCGACCACTTTGAATGCTGCTGCAAAACGTGTAGACGTTAAACCGCAGCATCATTGTGGCCCGGCTACTATCGAAGGATATAGGAAATTATTGCGCATGATCGGAGAACAAGGGCCTCTCATTAAAGTCACTGTTCCAGAAGTGGAAAAGTGGCTCAAAGCACAGAAGCCCGATAAAGAACTCCGCATGCGTAAGTTGCTCTCAGAACCTCGATACTGGCAAGCCAACACGCGCGCAGAACTTTTTGCGAAAACTGAGACTACCCTTAAGCCTAATGGTTCTGACGCTAGGGTGATTCACCAATACGGCGATGAGGCGAATTTAGAATTCGGCATCGTCTCGAACATCCTAAACGAAAGACTGGCTCTGCGACTTTCAGAGGATAATGACACCTTCCACAATGTTAGAGTGATCTACCCTTGTGGCATGGGAGACAAAGAACTCGCAGAATTGAGAGCAAGGCAAAAGGGAGCAGTTATTGAAGGTGACTATTCAAACCAAGATGCAACACACCCAGTACAGGTACGTAGACTTAACGCGTGTGTTTTCAAGAGACTAGGTGCACCAGAATGGTGGCTCAGAGAGTACATTGAGCAAGAGAATTGTATTGCCTATAGTCGTCAGCTCGGTCTACAATGGACGATTAAAGGACAAAATCATAGTGGTGAATGCATGGTGACAATTAATAACGTTTGTCTCAATGCAGCCAACAATCTCGCCTCAACTGAAGTCATCAGCGATGATCAGGACCTTCGTGTTCTGGTGTATGGGGACGACGTCGAAGCATACACCACTGCTAGCAACGGCAGTGGCAGAAGCAACCAAGAATGCAGCAGAGGGATCAGGTATGACCTACAAATACCAGATACCAGAGCGCAACAAATCTACATTCTTGCAAACTCGTATTTTTGAAGCGGACACTAACGTCATCCCAGTTCCAAAGATAGGTAGAATTTTGGCTAAGCTTAATATCCGCCCGAAGCTTAGCGAAGTCCCTGACCGTGAGTACATGGCCGGTAAGTATTTATCAGCCGCGTACAAGTTAAGATTTCTACCACTCATACGTGATACACTTACACGAG